GTTTCCCAGTCACGATCCAAGAGTAAAGTAGTATTTGGATACCAACAGAGATATGCAGAGTACAAGTATAAAGAAAATATGATCTCAGGAGATTTTAGAGACACATTAAATTACTGGGAACTTTCAAGAAGATTTAGCAATACACCAACATTAAACGAAAGTTTCGTACAATGTAGGCACGATGCAGACGAATTAGCAAGAATATTTGCAATTACAGATGCAACAGAGGACAAATTATGGATGTCACTCTATCATAAAGTATCAGCTATAAGACCAATTCCATACTTTAGTAACCCATCATTAACATAAATAAATCATGAAAGTAGTACACAACAACGATATAGTATCAGGCACAGAAACAGGACACACCAAAGAAAAGTTAGACAAAAAGAAAGTCAACACATATCTAAAAGAGTTTAAAAAATATAAAAACGATTATATAAAAAAGAATTCATTAGAATCAATGGTTTATGAAAACGGGAGTGCACTAGCACTACTATATAAAGAGATCGTAAGACTCAATCAATTACTTCAAACAAATTTAAAAATTAAAAAAGATGAAAAGTAAAATACACGATAAATACAAAGGAGTCGAGCTAAAAGGCTGGACAGGTTCAAAAGAGGTAATCACTCAACCAAATCAAGCTATGTCAGTAAGAGAAATATTATTTAGAAATACACAAGGTATGGATTATGATAATTATAAAACACCTTATTACGAAGAACAAGCAACGTTTAGCAGTCAATCACTAAACAAAATCCAGGAAATGGAACCAGTGGAAAAACTACAATTCTTAAAGCAAGTTAATACACAAGTGAATGAACTTACAGATAAAATAAAGTCATTTGAAGACAGTAAGGCACAAGCAATTAAAGATGCACAAAAAGAAGTAGAAGACACACAAAACAAAACACAATCCGCTAAGGAAAACGCAAGCGAATAATAGTTAGTTGTTGTTTTTAAAGCCCATGATCCCTACAAAAGGCATGGGCTTTTTTAATACAGGTCATACAACGACTTGATATTGTATGACCTAGTGACTACAAAAGGCACTAAAACAAAAAAAAAAATAGGGGAGAAGAAAATATATTGAAAAAAAATCACTATATTAGAGTATCCCTTGAGGAATTAGCAACAAACATAATATAAATTATAGTGCAAACCAGAGGAAAACATAAAAAACGCAAAAAACACTAATTATTAAATTCATAATAATGACTATAAAAAACATAAAACTACAAAGAAAATTAATAGGAAACTATAACAACCTATTCGGAAAGCTTACAATTTCAACCATAAATAACGGCAAATTCTATTTCAATACAATAGAAAATAATGAAAAAAAGATTATATCAGGTACTTACGATATTGGTTATACTCATAGCCCTCGTTTTGGCAAAGAAACCCTTATTATTAAAGGTGTTCCTAAAAGATATGGTCTTAGGATTCATGCAGCGAATCGCGGTTCAGAACTGGAAGGATGTATTGCAGTCGGCTTACATGGTAAAAATAAAGAAATACCTCAACAAATATATTACTCGAGACAAGCATTAGGACAATTAGAAGCACTATTACAACACACCAATTTAATGGGATATCAAATAACAATAAAAGACATAAAAGATGAAAACACTATGGTTAAAAATAGCAGAAGCAGTATTACCCAGATTACTTGAATTAGTAATTGCATTACTAGAAAAATTAATAAATATAGATTTAGATAACGACGGAAAAATAGGAAAATAATGGCATTAATATCAGGAGGAATAGCAAAGGGATTAATAGGAGGTGCTATATCAGGTATAGGACAAATATTTGGTAACCGATCAAGAAAAAGAGAAGCACAAAGACAACGTCAGTTTAACATAGATATGTGGAACAGACAAAACGCATATAATACACCAAAAAACCAAATGGAAAGATTAAGAAAAGCAGGTTTAAACCCTGCTCTTATGTATGGACAAGGTAACGTAGGAAACGCAGATAAAGTACAAGGATACCAACAACCACAAATTACAGATGTAGGCGCAAATATGGCTCAACAAATAGCAATGGGCGCACAAGTAGATTTAGTACAAGCACAAAGAGAAAAATTAGAAGCAGAAGCAGAAAATATATCAGCAGATACAGGTGTTAAAATGGTATCAATTAATAAAATTAAATCAGAGGTTAAAAGTATACAAGCAGGAACAAAACTTACAAATCAAAACTTAATAAATCAACAAACAGTAGATAAATTAAATCAAGAATATTTAAAGTTAGAACAAAAAGGATATAACAAAGGAAATTTACCAGCAGTATTCTTTGAAACAATACTAGGACTAGATATACAAAATCCAAAAGATCAAAATATAGCAAAAATGATAGTAGGAGGATTTTTAGGATCACAAGTATTTAAAAATATAACTGGAGGATTTTCAGATATGTTTAGAAGTTTCTTTTCAAATACAGGAACAGGAAGTTCATGGACAGAAAAATATAATAAAAAAGGAGAGTTTAAGGGAGGAACATTAAAATATAATAAAAAATAAATTATGAATAATTACAGAACAAAAAGATCATACAGATCAAAACCAAGAAAATCAAAATACATATTAGCAAAAAGAGGCGGAATTAGAATGTCTTAAGACAATGAAAACAAGGTACTTAGAAAATTATGGATTATACCCAGATGTAATAAGTACATCTTGCAGTAACAGTATAAAAATAGAAGATTTAGATTTTAGAGTTCCATGCGGAAAATGTTTACAATGTTTAAAAAAACGTAGATCAGACTGGACATTAAGATTAGAACATGAATATTTAGATAGCGATAGCGCATATTTCATAACATTAACATATAATGACATATACCTACCAAGAACTAAACAAGGATACCCTACTCTAGAAAAAAAACACGTACAAGATTACATTAAAAGACTAAGAAATTCACACGTGGCATATGTAGTAAGAGAATTAGGCCACAAAAAATGTGAGGTAAAAAATGTTAGTAAACCAATACGCTATTTCGCAGTTGGCGAATACGGATCCAAAACAAGAAGACCCCATTATCATATATTATTATTTAACATGGATATAGCAAATACAGATCCAATAGGTACAAAATGGAAATTCGGACACGTCGACTGTGGAACAGTAACAGGATCATCTATAAATTATACAACAAAATATATGTTTAAACAATGGTTTAAAAAAGACAAAAGAGTTAGACCATTTACATTAATGTCAAAAAAACCAATTATAGGACAAAATTATTTAGACAAATATGGAAAATATCACATAATAAACGGAGAATTAACAACCAGAGATATGAACGGAAGATCAAGAAGATTACCAAAAGCATATCTACAAAGATTATTTACAAACAAAGAAGATAGAATAGCATTATCAAAAAAATGCTTCGAAGAACATGTAGAAAACAAAGTAAAACAATTCAATAAACAGATCACAGATCATTATAAAGGCGACATGATCAAATGGTCTGCAAGTAAAGAACAAGACTATGATCGCCTAATAAATCAAATTATAAATTTAGAAACATTATAAAATGGAAAATATATTTACAGAAAAACCACGAAAAAACAATTTCGACTTATCACACGAAGTCAAAATGACAGGAAACATGGGACAATTAATGCCATGTTTTATACAAGACGTTATACCAGGAGATAGTTACAAAGTAAACACACAACAATTAATAAGATTTAGTCCACTATTAGCACCAATTATGCATTCAGTAGATTTCAAACTAGATTACTTCTTCGTACCCTACAGAATAGTATGGTCAGAATGGAAAGATTTCATTACAGGAGGAGAAAGTGGAACAGATCTACCAAGTTGTCCAAGATTCGAAGTAGATCAAGCAACTGCAAATTCATATTTAACAAAAGGTTCATTAGCAGATTATATGGGAATACCCCCATCAGATTTAACGGCATCACAAGGAGCATTCAAAAACATTACAGGTACAAAACAATCAATAGATATTTTAAAATTCAGAGCATATCAATTAATATGGCATGAATATTTCAGAGATCAAAACCTAAACCAAGCAGGATACGAACAATATACAAATTCAGGAGTACAAACAGGTACAACAGTATTAAACAATCAGCTTACCCTAAGAAATACAAACTGGTCAAAAGATTATTTCACATCAGCATTACCATTCTTACAAAGAGGTGCAGAAGTTAAACTACCATTAGGAAGTACAGCACCATTATTATACGGAGATTATTCTGGCGTGGATCCAAACGGAGATTCAACTATAATTAAAACACCGGCATCAGTAGGCGGAGCAACCCAATCAGCAAATTCATTTCAATCAGCAGGTAACGGAAAATTCTTTACAGGTTCAAATGTATTAGTCAATCCAGATATAACAAATACACACGCGGTTGATTTAGCAAACGCTACAGCTACCACTATAAACGAACTAAGAAAGGCTTCAGCTTTGCAAAGATACCTCGAGATTATGGCAAGAGCCGGTTCAAGATATAGAGAGCAAATACATGCAATATTTGGAGAAAGAATACCAGATTATACAGTACAAATACCAAAATACCTAGGTGGTGGAAAAACACCAGTAATGATATCAGAAGTATTAAGTACATACCAATCAGAATCAGACACTGCAAATAAAAGACCACAAGGAGACATGTCAGGACACGCATTAGCATTAGGAGATAACATATCATTTACAGAAAACTTTGATGAACATGGAGTTATATTAGGAGTATGTAGAGTAGTACCAAAAGCAAGCTATTGTCAAGGACTAAGCAAATTCTGGCAAAAATTCGATAAATTCGATTACTTCTTTCCACAATTCGCAAACTTAGGAGAACAAGAAATAAATGCAAAAGAAATATATGTCAGAGGTAACGATACAGAAGATAAAGTAGTATTTGGATACCAACAGAGATATGCAGAGTACAAGTATAAAGAAAATATGATCTCAGGAGATTTTAGAGACACATTAAATTACTGGGAACTCTCAA